AGACCATTCGTATTTGAACCAAATGATACTATCACACGTAGTTCAATTTCTGGCGTAGTCCAATCATTGATGCTTGACTTAGTAGCGAAACGTGGTATATATGATTATCTTGTGATTTGTGATACAAGTAATAATACACCTGCAAGAATTGACCGAAACGAGTTATGGATAGATGTCGCTATCGAACCAGTAAAAGCAGCAGAATTTATCTATATTCCGGTTCGTATTCTAAACACCGGTGGTATAGCATCTCTTTGAGATAGTATACAAAGATAAATAATATTAATAGGAGAAACATATTATGGCGGTAGGATCAAATACACTGAACAACATGTCAGTAAAGGCTCAGACAGGGCCTAATGAAGGCATGTTGATGCCAAAATTACAATTTAGATTTAGACTTAACTTTATCAATTTTGGCTCAGCAGCATCTGCAACCTCACTCACTAAACAGGTGATAGATTGCAGTAGACCAAACGTGAGTTTCGCAGAGATTCCAATACAGGTTTATAACTCAACCATCAAACTCGCAGGTAAGCATACTTGGAGTGATATGACATGTAATGTCCGTGATGACGCAACTGGTGCAGTATCTACATTAGTAGGTCAACAGTTACAGAAGCAATTAGATTTCTTTGAGATGGCGAGTGCTGCTGCAGGTCAAGATTATAAATTCACAACAGTACTTGATATATTAGACGGTGGCAATGGAATGCAAGAACCCAACGTATTAGAGCAATGGGAAATATTAGGATGCTACTTGAAAACAGCTAACTACAATACTCTTAATTATGGAACCAGTGAAGCAGTAACTATTGCGTTGACGATAGCATTTGATAACGCTATTCAATCAACAAATGATGTAGCAGGACCTGTAGGTAAGGCTGGAGGAAGTCAGATTCGTCGGGTACAGGTGACCGGCGGACTAGCAGCAGCTACTGGTGCTAACACCGGTGAAACTGGTCCATAAAATTAGAAACAACTAATGTCAGGAACTAATCAAAATGTCCTTAAAGAAAGCAATATTCTTAGGGATTACACACATGCTAGTTTAACGTTTCGGAGCGACGGGACTTACGAAAGAGCTCCTAAACTTAAATTCTTATTCCATGTGTATTTTGATATAAATCCGGAAGTGTCTAATGTACCTAATGCTAACTATGGATTATTAGTAAAAACTGTCAAATTGCCTAGCTATAATATGCAAGTAGACACGATGAATCAATACAATAGAAAAAGATTGATTCAGACAAAAATAAAATACGATCCAGTAGATATAACTTTTCACGATGATACCGGTACTGCTACTGGTAGTGATTATGCCGGTGGTATGATAAGAAGTCTGTGGAAATCATATTACAATTATTACTATGCTGATGGAAGAAATCCTGAAGTAGTTTTCAATCGTATTCGCGGGAATATACCTAATGCAGGCATAGGCGGGCCCGGTGGAAAGCAAAGTTCATTTACCGCTGAAACATACAATTATAGAAATCAATATGATTATTCAATAACAGGTAACACAAGTTGGGGCTATACCGGTGACGCAACTCCATCAGGAGAATTAGGTTCAATAGCTAATGGTAGAAAAATACCATTCTTCAAGAACATCACTGTATTTGGACTTAGCCAACACAAATATACTGCGTATACTCTGATAAATCCAGTAATAACTGCATTCAGCCATGACACATATGATTATTCAAATAATAGTGGTGTCATGGAGAATAAGATGACATTGGAATATGAGACAGTGGTATACAATGAGGGTGATATAGATGGCAACGCACCCGGTGATATCGTTACTGGTTTTGGTTTTGAAACTAACTATGACAGAAGACTTAGTCCTATCGCTAGACTAAATTCAAATTCATTAGTAAGCGGACAAGCTGGACTACTAAAAGGTGGAAATATGAGCAACGTGACCGATCCTGCACAAAGAGCGCAGGCAGCACAAATCGCTAATAATTATGCAAAAGATATCGCTATCTCTACTTCACAGGTACCTATCAAAGAAAGCGAAGCAGTAAATCAATCAAACAGTACACGCAATCAGTTTGCTCAATATCCTTCATTTAACGCTACTGGTAATGGATTGCTCTCATCAGCTCCATCCGCAGCTCCTAACCCTGCAGCAGTAACCGAAACTTCTCCGGCAGGATCTCAAAATGGTCCAGTCTATTCTAATCAGTATCGCAGCAATATATAATCATGGCACAGCTTTTAGACACTAGAACTTCAATGGATCAGACAGTTAGAATTTTTGATTCTTTCTATTCTTATACCCTCACCGTTAACGGTAACGAATATGACATTGTACGCTCATATTTCGTATCAATATGTGAGACTGTGAATATCGCAGAAAACTTCACAGCATTATTGTTCAGGATATCACAAGAGACTAATATACCAGTACTTGATTTACTAGATCAAATCAAGGGCAAAAAAACTATAGAGATGAATCAGATACTCGCGTATTATCTCAATAGTTTCAAAAGCAAAACTACACTTTATGGTATCGCTACCATACCAAGACCTAACACACCGGTAGCACGTAACATCGTGCAATAATCATGGCTAACTGGGCGCAAGGTATTTACACTGTTAAAAACCCGCAAAAGTATGTAGGAAAGCATAAGCCTAAATATCGTTCAGGTTGGGAACTAACATTCATGACCTTCTGTGATACACATAAAAATGTCACACATTGGGCTAGTGAATCAATGTCAATACCTTATCGTAGTCCGTTAGACGGTAAGATGCATATGTACATTCCAGACTTCTTTGTTGTCTATCAAAACAAGTACGGTAAACAACTAGCAGAAGTGGTAGAGATAAAGCCTAAAAAACAAAGTCTGATAGAGAGTCGCGCCGCTAGTGCTAGAGATAGGGCAGTGGTTGCAGTCAATCATGCAAAGTGGCAAGCAGCGGCTGCGTATTGCAGAATGCAAGGTTTTGCTTTTAGAGTCATCACAGAAGATGACCTTTTTAGAAACGGTTCACGAAAGTAACTAAATACTTTTATGACCAAAAAACTTGAAGAACTTTTTGAACTTCCCCAAGACGATATAGATGACTTGGCTAAACCTACACCAGAAGATGCACAATTAATCACCACTGAAGCACTAGATAATCTATCAAAAATTGAACAAGCATTGCCCCAAGTGCGTGGATTAGAAGCTGCTGATGACGAGATGGATGGGCTAGCTGAAATGGCACAATCTAGCTATAAAGATTTGATGGATCTAGGAATGCAAGTTGACAGCAGATATGCTAGCGAGATATTCAATGTTGCTGGAACTATGTTAGGTCACGCAATCACAGCAAAGACAGCGAAACTAAATAAGAAGCTAAAGATGATTGATTTGCAACTGAAAAAAGCACAATTAGATCAAAAAGAAGCAAGCAGAGAAAAAGAAATCGAGGCTACCCCGGTGGGTGAAGGCAGAGAACTTGACAGAAATGAGTTGCTTAAGATGTTGGCAACAAAATCCAATGAAAAAGATAAATAATATATACAGGAATAAAACATGCGAAGCCTAAAACATTACATTGTTGAAAGTATACATACTTATAAGTATACGATCAAAATTGCCGGCACCATCGACAAGAACTTCATAGATATGTTTAAATACAATCTAAACAAGTTTGACCCAGTGGAAATCAGTGAGCCAAAGAGTACTCCAATACAGAAATCACCGTATGGTTTCCCTAATTTAGAGAACGAGAGTGTGACTGTCATCAAAGCTGAATTCAGATATCCAGCGACAGAACCTATGATTCAACAGATAGCACAACTATGCGGTTACAATGTGAATATGGTTCGTTTGATAAGTGCTAAATTTGATGACAGCATTGATAGTGAACAGGCGGGATATCAAAATGAAATGAGTCATAGCCCATTATTAAATCATACTGAATTAGAAGAACAGCCAAATGCCAAAGAGGCAAGCAAAGCGTATGGAGATTCATATCTAACTTCAATCAAAGACCAAGCTAAAGAATCTAAGATTGATATTCCGTATGCAGGAACAAGAACAAAAGATGCGTTTGATCCGTTCAAGCCATATTTAGATGATAAGAAGTTGGGCGATAAGAGTCCAATGAGTACTATCAAGATGCCACCAAAGCCAAGTACTGGCGCAGCATATAACCGTTAAGGAAAAGAAAATGGATATCAGAGATATATTAAAATCATTTGACAATTTATCAGAGGGCGATTCAACTGTTCATAAAGCAGGCCCAGGTGGATATGGAAATAAACACGGATCAGAAGATGTTACCGATCAATATGGTAAACCAATCGGTCGCATGAGTCTAGGAAAACTTGGTGCTCAAAATGAGCCAAAGCGTGGCAAAGGTCGTCCACCAAATCCTGACAAAGCAAAAGAGTA